GCCATTGTCGTTCGTCCTCTCTAAACAAAAATAAAGGCTAGAACGTTATGTCCTAGCCCTCTGTCAATCATTACGGTTAACTAGCTCGTCTTAATGGCCACGATATCGTAAACTTTTTGTGATTTGTTTACCTCGTACGCGATGATAGTAAGCTTTTTACCTACGGTGAGCGTAAGCGTGATAGCCGCCGATGCAACCGCCGTTGTAAGGTCTTGAGAGTATACGCCGTCAATGTACAGCTTGAGCGTATGAGCCGCAGCTGTAGCCGTTACCGTTACCGAAGTAGCAGAAACGCCGCCGAACGTGTAAGCTCGATTTCCTACCGCAAAAGCAGGAGACAACGTGCCGCCCGCACCTGTGAGGGATAGAGCAGTAAGGCCGCCTGATTGCGTAACGCCTAGTGAAGGTTGACCAGATACCTTGATAGTACCTTCAAATGCAATTGTGTCCTCAAGTTCCGCCCCTGTCTTGAAGCCAGTGACAACGCCTGTGAACGTCCACGTTGCGCCGGACGGGTAGTTGATTGTGTAGGTATCAACCGTTCCCGCAGCAAACGCCGTGTACATTGCCATTTGTCCGAGCGTGTCGGTAGAGTTGAAATGGCCACCTAACGCAACCTCTCCTGCATCTTTGAAGCCCGCGATAAATTCACGGTATCCGCCCGCGCTTGATAGGTTCGTCGAGTCAATTGTTTCTTGCGTCAAGTCAAGGCCATCAATAGACGTCAACTCAGCAATGGAGTTAGCGCCAATTTGAATATACGTACCAACCGATCTTACAGCCACAATAAAACCTCCCTAAAATTGTACTTTAAATTCAATAACGCACCTGTAAAGCTTCGGCAAAGGCTCGTATAGCTCGACAGGCGCGTTGTAGGTTAATTCGTGTATAAAAAGAGCGTCCGAACCAATGGCCCGGCGCTCGAACGATTTCAGCCGCGCGATGACCGCAGCGACGTTTGTTTTAAGGCTCGTATAAGTTGCCGTCAGTACGTTTAATTCACATTCCACTTCTCGCAATGACAAGAAGCCGCCTAGCGATTTTTCCTCAACTCCATAACCCGCTTCATACAAAATGTAAGGCGCCGTTATAGGCTCGTCATCGTCCGAAGGAGCAACAACAGGGAAAACCTTGTCCGTGAATCCTGCCAATGAAGACAATTCCTCTTCTAGTGCCTTTTGTAAACTCAACTGCAATCACCTCGCATTCCACGCCTTGTCTATTTCATCTAGTCCAACATCGATAATAGCTTTTTCAATGGCTTGTTCGTTGTTGTCTATAGCTTTTCTCAAGTAACGATAGCCGGGAATATAGCGCCCGTTGACGGTGAAGAATCCATATTCCTGTGATGCTGGATAATAGGAGCGCTCACCCGTTTCTGATATCTTAACGAAAACATCATTCATCTTCGGGTCAAGCTTAACGTCAAAGACCTTTTTACCTTGCTTCCGGCTGCGTTCTGCTTTCATGACGATACCCTTTTTGAGATTCCCTTCATCTTCCGGCGCGTTGGCTCTCGCATCCTTTAGCGCAATCTTAGCTCCTGCACGAGCCGCCTTTGTCGCTATTTTAGTCGGAACCTTGCCTAGTCGTTGAATAGCTCTCTCAAGCTCTGCCATACCTTCAATAGTTGTCCGTCGCGCCATTGTCAGCCCCCCATAGGGTAACGGCTGCAAGTAAGTTCGATCTTCTCGCCGTTGCGGGAATATGTCCGTATGACGTGGTAAATCGTGCCGTTATGGCTTAGTTTTGGTTCGTTGTCGTATTCGCCTTTGTACATCTCTATAATGACTTCGGGCTTCATACCAACGGCGGCGGCTTGATAAAATTCCCGACTGCCTACCGATTTTTCATTTGCCATAACTTCACGCGGTGTACCATCAACCGGGACGCGTTCACCGTATTGGTTTTTCACTTTGTCCACCGCAATAAGCCCCACAACGTCGCGCCAGTTACTCACGGCGTCACCTCCGGTTCAACGGTGTATTCCTCCGTCAATGTGAGATGCCGTTTTATGGAGTCGTAAGAGTCTTGAAACCGCACCGCGTCGGCATTGTCATAACCGAAATTAGCTTTGCAATAGACTGTTATGGCCCGTTTAATTAACGTGTCGGTATCGTCATTAACTTTCGTTTCCAACGTTCCCGAAAGCCGCAAGTCATCCCGCGCCGCCGCGATTAGGTCGCCAACCTCGCCGTCAAATGCCGTTGTGGTCAGGCTGATTCGTAGCGCCTTTTTAACATCGTCCAGCATAGCCATGGCTTACACCAACAAATCTACGTGTACGATAGTGCCGTTTAACGCACTGTTAAGATCAACTGTATTGCTCTCAAGAGCCGTAGAAGATACCGCCACGGTTGGCGCTGTACCCTCTTTAACGTTATTGAGATAAGCAGCAATGACGCTGTTACGGCTCAATTTAAACGGAATACCCATTTTCTCATTGAAGCCGATAGCCGTTGTAGCTCCATTCCCGTCATGAGTCGGAATAGAGATTTGAGTTACAGTTTTGAAGGCTTTAGAACCTTGCACCGTCCCGGCAGTGTCAACGGTAAACACCGGGAGCGTTTCTGTGATAACCTCGTCATTAAAATTTGTGCCAGTTACGGTCACTTGAATGGCCTTAATGTCACCAGCCGTACCACCAGCCGTAGCCGTCAATGCGCGGGGATAAGCGGGGTTTGTGATGCCTGTTGTAATAACGAGTGTTGAGCCTGTGCTGTTTACCGCAGCTTTAACCGCTGTTGTATTAGCCACAACCGCCGCCGCCGCCGGAATTTCGATGCGAGCGCCGGATAAGCGATCCACAGTAACAGAACCTTCCGTTCCGAGTTTTTGGCCTTTTGGTTTAAAGAAACCCATTTATCTAACCTCCAATCATAGTAAGAGCGCCCATAGAAATGAGCGCTCAGTTTAATTAGGCACCTTTTTTGATGATCATAACGCCGTTAGGGTCAAGAATCTTGCCATCAGCGATAAGCAAGGCTTTGTCTACCCATTGATTAGTGTCATGATCCAACCAACGGTACATAGCCAACTGCATGTTACTGTTGATTACGTAGTCCGAAAGTTTGCAGAAGATAGCTACAATGTCGTTTGTTGCTGCTGCATCGTAAGGTCCGATAATGTCGTCTTCAACTAGGATAACTTCACGACCATTGAAACGCTCCTGCGGGCCTTCCGTGATACCGTGATTAACGCGACCAATCGGCTGACCGTTTGCATCTGTCATGCCGTCAATGTAGCCCTCGAAAGTGCCAGCAGCCATAATCCACGAACCTCCAGCGCGGTAGGACAAAGGAATTTTAGCGACAACTTTTTTCTTCCAACCTTCCCACGAAGTAAAGTCGGACGATCCAAGCGTGATGATGTTGCCAGCAGGAACGCGGGAATCGATCGTGATGCCAAGCGGCGAACCTGTGCCGGAACCTTTGATGATTGCAGTATCAATTGCTTTTGTCATTGCTTCAACAATCAACGAAAGGATAGTCGATTCGAACGAAGCAAGCGTTACAGTGTCAGCCAGCAAGGATGTTGCAACTTTGCACTCCAAACCGTAGTAGCTGAAAGTAACGTTTGTGTTTGCAGTAACTTTAAGACGGTCAGAAACGGTTGCTTCATTGATCCATGTTGCGGAAGGCTTAAGCGATAAGATAGGAACCGTTACGCCGCCTTTGATTGCTGTTTTACGAACACGCGCAAAAATGTGTCCGTACGTTTTCATTTGTTTAATGATTTCGTCAAGGATAGTTGTAGGAACTACCGCCGTAGCGTCAGAAACAGCCGTGAAAGCGTCGGAACGAACCTCGTAACCAGCCGGGATTGCTTTACCCGTCTTTGCAAATTCCATGAACGCTTGGCGGTATTCAACCGACGCGAATTTATCAACTGCATCGATAACTACGCCGCGTTGCTCAGGGTTAGGAACTACGGCGCCCGAAGGAATCTTATTCATCAGAGTGTTACGCGCTTCGATTTGGCCTTTTTCAGCCGTCAGAGCGTCAACCTCTGCTGTAAGTGCTGCAACATCTACTTGATCTGTGCCACCCAATGCCGAACGAATTTCTTGCATGCGTTTTGCGATTTCTTGTAAACGATCCATCTTTAAAAAACCCCTCTCAATTTAGGAAAATGTTTTGAGCAATAAAATAAGCCGTTGACGTTGTTCTGCGTCTGCGGCTTCTTGTTTCTCTTTTTCGGCTTCTGTTTCAAAGAAGCTTCGAGCGCTAATACTTGTATCATCATAAGCCGGGATAGAAACGGCTGACACGTCATAAATCTTTTTGAATCGTACAATGGTACGCGTCCGGCTTGCGCGGTCATAACGTTCTTCACCGACCGTGAAACGGAAGCTCATTTTATCAACATAACCGCCTTCAATCTCTTGGTGAAGCTCTCGGCCCTCTGCTGTGCCATGTAAGCGGGCTTTAATATGCAAGCCTGTACTATCTACTGTCAAATCCAGAGTGCCGTTACGGTTACGCGCAAGCACTTTCCCTGCATGATCGTAATTGAATATTACGTCCGACATGTCAGCGCCATTGAAAGCGTTCGGGTCAATCACTTCTCTATACTCAACGCCATCAATTTCGAATAGAACTGTTGGACTGTTAAATTTAGCAGCGTAACCTTCTGCAAGCAGTTCCCGGTTTTCAGCTTCGCCAAAAGAACGGGCTTCAACGTCGAATATTCTAATCAGACGTTCGTTGCTTATCGTCATTTTTGTCTTCACCCCCTTTCGGTGACGCGTCAGGCGGCTTATTAACCTTGCCTAACTGGTATTCGGAAGCTTTATCCGCGTCAATAAAGTTAAGGCTCATAATGCGCTTTTCTCCGCCCTCAATAGGTGGAAGATTAAACACTTCAAGCCCTTGGTTAATTGACATCATGCCCCTATCGACAAGTGTCTCGATGATTTTAACTTTAGTATCATTGCTGGCGTACTGTAGGCGGTTGGCTTCAAATAAAAGCTCGTTGCCGTGTCCTTGTGCGCGGTCAGTAAACACTTTAGCTGTGAACTCAAGAGCTGCTTGCAATCCAAATGGCTCAATCATCGACTCATAGAAAGCATTCCATTCCTGTTCGGAATAGCTCGACTGAATGATTTTCTTATTCATGCCGAAGTAGTCATTAACTTTGTCACCCATAGCCGCCATTAGCTTGTCGTCGATCATTTTAGGGTCGGTTTTAAGCTCTTGATATTCAGCTTTCGAATCCGTTGCAGCTACGCCGCCATGATTCGACGCGTCCAAATAATCAGCTTTAAAAGCGTCCGTTTGTGCT